GAAAGTGGGACGGGCGATCGGGATAAGGATTTGTAGTTATTATATCGCTCGATAGACTTTATAAGTGTGATGAATATAGACGGATATACGCTAACTGAAAAGATGCGAAAAGCGCGACGACGTTTCAGATTTACCGCCACCGAACAAGCCCTTTTTTACGAATTAGTGGCTATTTGTAACGGCGAAGATTGGAGGGACGTTTTCGATTGCTCGAACATTGAACTTTGTTTTGCGCTTAACGTGAATGAGAAAACACTAATAAAAGCCCGTGAGTCTTTAATAAATGCAGGATTGATTTATTATAAATCTGGTAAGAACAAACGTATTATAAGCTCTTATTCTTTCGTGAAGGAATTTAAAACCACTGTAACTACTACTGTAAATTTTACAGCCAATCAAACAGCCAATAAGGGAGCCAATCAGACAGCCAATGATACAGTAGATAAGGGAGTCAATGATACAGGGGATAGTACAGACTATAATAAACTAAAACAGAAACCAAACAGAAATATACTCTCTAAAGTCTCTCATGGAGATTTTGATTTTATATCTAATGAGTTTTTAGAGACGTTTACTCTTTGGCTTGAATACAAGAAAGACAGGCGGGAAAATTACAAATCGGAAAAGTCACTCAAAGCGTGTTACAACAAATTAGTGAAATTGAGCAAAGGTAATCCGGCGGTCGCATCTCAAATCGTAGATGAATCGATTGCGAATAATTGGGCGGGATTTTTTGAACTAAAGAATAATAAAAACGAATATGGAAACAAGAAGCAAACAGACTCTACCGATAGCGGCGATTCTATCATACGGACTACCGTACTATGACGAGCCGATAGAAGTAGAGAAGCGCCCGGAGTGGTTTAAAGCGTGTTGCAAATACGTTTGCCCCGGTTTTAAGATTGACGATTCGAATAGAAACATAATGAACCAACTGTTTTTGTATACTGAAGGACGATCCGAGAAGCTAGATTCAAATAAAGGGCTATTGTTACGAGGTGACATCGGTACAGGAAAAAGTACTATCATGCAGATTCTAAACCGATATAGTTGTTTCACACGCGGCAAAGCAAAGGGCGGCTATCCGATCGGTGGTTTTAGGATTGATTCGGCTTCCTGTATTGCAAACGGCTTTTCGATGCGCGGAAAGGATGCACTAGAATTGTATACTTACAACAACGGTACGCCGCGAATGATCTGTTTTGATGAACTAGGACGCGAGCCAATCCCGGCAAAGTATTTCGGTACTGAACTAAACGTGATGCAGTATATTTTCCAATGTCGGTACGAGTTGAGACATGAGACAATAACTCATGTTACAACGAACTTAACGATTAAGGAAATACAGCGTATTTACGGCGCGTATATCGCGGATCGAATAAATGAAATGTTTAACGTCTTGGACTTGAACGGAGCTAGTAGAAGATAATTAATACAACGAAACCATGCGAAGCAGAAAAAAGAAACTTGTGTATTTTAAAAAGATTCCGGTTCGCGTCGATCTGGAACAATGGCAAAGGCTCGATAAGATTCGCGCTGACTACCATTTCAAAAGCACATACGAGATTATGCAGTACATTTTAGGCTGCTTTCTCCGGGTTGCCGATCCGATGCCAGGCGATGATGATGAAGAAGTACTACCGGACGAAATCAAAGAAATGTTCTACGATCTATCACAGGCGGAACGACATTTCGAGTATGTAAAACCAAAACGAAAACTACCACAACACAAGGTAGACGAAATGAACGGACAGAAACGATTAGAAGGATTTTAATATGGTTAAAAAACTATCAAACACAAATTATTTGCACGACGTTCCTGTAGAACACGCCGAAGCAAACGAACGGAATCGGAAGTATATCGACCGATTTGTTTCAGAGAATTATAACGGCTTAGTTGCCAAGTTTTCACCTCTAGACGGCACAATAAATTCAAGTGCTTTCGGAGCACTCGATAAATTAAACTCTACGATTATCTCGCTCTATACTGATCCAAATTTACACTTTACAGATTGGGAACAGGCGAAACAATATCTATCGAACAAGTTTACAGAAAAGGCAATTCGCGTTCCGGTGAAGAAGCCTGTCAAGAGTGAAGTAGTAGAGAACGAGGACGAATTTATTAACGACTAATATTATTGCTTCAATGAAAGACGTAGAACTATTTAACGATCATTTCCAGAACTATAAAACATACGGTATTCCGAAAGCACAACTAATCATTGCGGATATTCCCTACAACATTGGGAAGAACGCATACGGTTCTAATCCATCTTGGTATATCGACGGAGACAATTCTAATGGAAAAAGCGAATTAGCTGGAAAAGAATTTTTCGATACCGATAAGGATTTTCGAATTACTGAATTTCTTCATTTTTGTAGCAAGATGCTCGTTAAAGAGCCAAAAGAAAAAGGAAAATCCCCCTGTATGATTGTCTTTTGTGAATTTCAGCAACAATTCGAACTTATACAGAAAGCGAAGGAATACGGGCTGAACAAATATATCAATCTGGTATTTAAAAAGAACTTTTCGGCACAAGTTTTAAAGGCTAATATGAAGGTCGTTGGTAATTGTGAATATGGTGTACTCTTGTATCGGGATAAACTGCCAAAATTCAATAATGGCGGTCGGATGGTATTTAATTGTTTCGATTATCCTAGAGACATAGATACACCGCGGATTCATCCGACACAAAAATCAGTTCCGTTGCTTGAGTGGTTGATCGAACTTTTCACCGATGCGGGTGATGTTGTAATAGACCCATGCGCCGGAAGTGGTACAACATTACTTGCAGCCGCTCAATGCGGGCGAAAAGCATACGGATTTGAGATAAAGAAGAAGTTCTATGCAGATGCGAATAAAATCATTTTGTCGCGGATGCAGCCTAGAATGTTTGTGTAGAACTAATAAACGATAGAATTATGGCAATATTAGATTAACTATACGACGATTGAGCATTTCGTGTATAGCTAAAATTTTAAGAATTGTATATACTTAGACTCGTTTAATTACTATAAACTGACCTTTTTCCAATTTCGATGTTAATTCTTTGTATTTTCTAAAAGCTTCATCTTCGGTCAGTAAAAAGTAAACAGAGTCAGTCATAATCGTTGTGAAAGTTCTAGGATCACATTGATAAAGAATAAAACCAAATAAATACTGTTCCATAAGTATAAAATAAAAATAGGTTATATGACGATTCAAATGTAATTAATTTATCTAAGAAATAAAAGAAATAACAATAAATAGAGCTTTTCGGGCTTTGTATATTCTATAAAGAATGAATCAAACGCAAAATCAATCAAAGTATTATTATTCCCCTCGTTTTCGACACTTCAATATCTATCGTCGCGATCCAGACGGAGACACAAAGGTAGATGATGCGGCAACGCAAGAAGAGGCGAAACGGAAAGTCTACGAGTTAAACGGATGGAATTACAAACCTAAAAATAACACGGTAAAATGAGTAAAGTAAAACAGTACATCGAACAAGCCACAAACGAGCGCATCCGCTCGCGTGGCTTAATCCGAAAAGTCGCTATTGAAGCGGCTCGGATACAGAGAGACGAAACGAGGCGGCAAGCTATCGAAGTGTATAAACAAATGTGTCCGTCTAAGAACTGCAAAGGTTGTGCAAGCCGGATACACAAACAGGAAACGCAGTCGACTCGATGCGACGGGAATTGTGCACGGATTAGATTACTTATTAACGGATTAGACCGGATCGAAACGTTATGTATATAATCAGGCGTATTCAATGCAAATCGGGCGATGTGTCCGAGACGCATTTAGTTGAGATAGAAACGGACGACATCGAGGCGACACGAAAGGAGTTGCACGATTGTTATCAATGTGATAAGATTCTTTTTAATTATGACGAACAATGAGTAGAAACCCGCATTACATTAAGATGATTAACTCCAACAAATGGAAGTTACTTCGAGCTAAGAAGCTACAAAGCAATCCGGTTTGTGAGATGTGCGAGGCGAACAATCGCAGTACGCTTGCAACGGAAGTACATCACACTGTCCCGGTTGAGTCCGTATCACACGAACTCGGAATGAGACAACTAATGTTTGATTATAACAATCTGCAAAGTCTTTGCCATTCGTGCCACTCTGATACGCATCGACGTGCTTTTAGTCATTCGAAAGAGGCGGTACAGGCGAATAATAAACGAATGACGGAACGTTTTGCGGATCGGTTTTTGCAAGGCGAGAAATAATATTTTTCTGATTTCCTTACAACCGCTCAACCTCGACGAAGGGGGGGCGTTTTTTTTATTTTTTAACGCGATACGCTAAACCCACCTCACCTCATATTTACACGCGCGAGTAATTTTTGAAACGAGGGGGTGCGCGTTGGGGGTAAACTTTTTGCGCGCATCTTCCGAGCTACCAAATACTTGCGATCTTTTCCTATATGCAAAAAGCCTATAAAAATGTGTGATTTGGACGACATAAAAGAAAAGATTCGCGCCGCGATGGAGTCGCAGGGAACATATACGGAAGATTTAGACCTCTGTATAACTCTTTGCGCAGGTTCATATATGGCGTTTCAAATTGCACTAAACGATATTTCAAAGAAGCGTATGAAGTCATACGTGAAAGAAGTGTCCCGCGAAAATAATGATAAACTTACGGCGCATCCTGCTTTCAAAGTTTTATTCGATGCACTCGAAGCAACGCGCAAACAATTACGCGAACTTGGTTTGACCTTTCAAACGCTTTCTGCATCTGATGACGACGAAGTAAACGACTTGATTAACGAAGTAAACAAAATAGATCGCGATGAACAAGGAGAATAGAGATAAACTGATAGCGTTAAAGCAGTCGGTTGTCTCCGATCTGCATAACATCGACGTTGATTCGTATAAGCTAGACAAGGCAGACGAAAGACTAAATGTGTATATCAAAGGTTGTATTAACAATCCGAACGCGCACAACCTTTACGAGTTGCTAGCCGTTCGCCGCTTCTTTGTTTTCCTCGATAAATACGAGTTTCGGATCAAGGAAGTAAAGAAGTTCGTCACGTTCTATGAGCGTTTGAAGTTTTCCGGCACGAAGGGAAAAACTAGATACAAACTGACTCCGATACAAGTGTTTCAGTTCTCTAACATTCTAGCGTTTTACAAGCCCGGCACAAACAAACGTTTGATTCGTGAAGCTCTTTTATTCGTCCCGCGTAAATTCAGTAAGACAACAAGTGTAGCGAGTCTTTCGATTAACGATTTGTTGTTCGGTGATGCGAACGCACAAACATACGTTGCTGCAAACTCATATAATCAGGCGAAAGTTTGTTTTGATGAAATACGTAATATTTTAAAGTCCCTCGATCCGAAGTTTAGACACTTCAAAATTAATCGAGAAATCATATATAACCGCATAAAGGGAAAAACCTCTTTTGCCCGTTGCCTTGCCTCTAACCCGGATAAATTAGACGGACTTAACGCAAGCATGGTAATAGTAGACGAGTATTCACAAGCCGATAGCGCCGCATTGAAGAACGTTTTAACGTCCTCAATGGGCGCACGGCTCAACCCTTTAACCGTAGTAATTACGACCGCATCCGATAAAGAAACGGCTCCATTCGTCGAAATGCTCAAAATGTATAAATCGATCCTACGAGGTGAGATTGAAAATGATTCCATATTTGCGCACATCTTTGAGCCAGACGTAGACGACGAGGAAGGCGATCCGGCAACGTGGCGCAAGGTACAACCACACATGGGTATAACCGTTTATGAAGATTTCTATATAGACGCGTATCAAAAAGCACTATATAGCGCGCCGGATGCACTGGAATTTCGAACAAAGTTACTAAACGTATTTACTACCGACCAAACAACAAAATGGATTGAGGCAAAGCAGATCGAAGAACGATTCAAAGATATTAGAATAGAAAATATTGGTACTTATCCGCTTACGATGGTGGCGGTTGATTTGTCCGTTCGAGACGACTTCTCTTCGGTTACTTATAATATCTATTCGAAAGAAAGCGGCTCTTTTCATTCGCATACGGACTACTATTTCCCGGAAGGGGCTTTGAAAGATCATCCGAATCGGGAACTTTACGAAGGTTGGGCGAAAGCGGGCTATTTAATTCTTTGTGACGGTGATATTATCGACTATCAGCAAATAGTAAACGATATACTTGCGCGTGCAAAGTATCTACAAATTATGGGAGTTGGCTATGATCCTTATAAATCGGCTGAATTTGTGAATCTTCTTACTTATTCCGTAGGCGGTGCGAGTGAATATATTAAGCCTGTTAAACAGACATACGGAACGTTTACAAGCCCTATCGAATCCTTTGAACTTGCTTTGTATCGGAGTAAGCTCACCTTTAGCCCTAATCCGATTACGCCATACTGTTTTAGTAATGCGGTATTAGACGAAGATCGGAACATGAATAAGAAGCCAGTCAAGAAAACGCATAACGCGAAGATTGATTCGACTATAACAAACCTAATGACATTCTACTTATTTAATAACATGGAGGTATAATGAAACTATCTTTTAATTTTGAATTGGGACGTTCAAAGACGCAAAAACGCGCCTTAAATGCAGAGATGAGCACAACGGATAAAGATGCGGCGATAAACTCCCGATTACCATCGTTACCCGGTCAGCCAATAGATGTGCATAACAGTAATCAAGCAATGAAACTTTCAGCCGCATATAGATGTACTTCTATTCTTTCGGGGACTATCGCGTCTTTACCGCTTATAATTAAACGGAAAAAAGATGGATATTTCTCACCAGACGAGGAAAACGATTTATATACGATATTAACCCGTATGCCTAACCGACGAATGAATAGTTTTGAAATGGTTAGGAATATGGTTGTTCAAATCGTAAATCAAGGAAACGCCTACATCGTTATCCGTCGAAAGTTCGGCAGTGTTAGCGAACTTGTATTATGCGCAAATAATACAGTAACCTATGACAAGTTGAATGATGTTTATATTATTTCTGATCCATATAACCGGATATATGGGCGTTTTGAATCCTACGAAATAATCCATCTTAAAAATAATAGTTTGGACGGGGGATATACAGGAGTAAGTACAATAATGTATGCTAGCCGTATCTTTTCCATAGCCGCTAGTGCAGATAATCAGAATTTACGAACTTTTCAGAATGGAAGTAAAATAAAGGGGCTTGTTTCCGGTGCAAAAGAGATAAATAAAGGGTTGCCCGGTGCAGGTATGACGGATATTCAACTTTCTACGGTTGGAGATCGCATAGAGGAACAACTAAATACAGGAAGAGACATTATTTCAGTTCCCGGCGATGTTGGATTTCATCAACTTTCTATAAATCCGGTTGATGCGCAGTTATTGGAAACAAAGAAATTCAGTATTCTTGATATATGTAGATTTTACGGAGTTCACCCAGATAAAGTATTTGCCGGACAATCTACTAATTACAAAGCTTCTGAAATGAGCAATGTTTCTTTTTTAACTGATACACTGCAACCAATATTGAAACAAATCGAGGCTGAATTTAATTACAAGCTGATTCCTAATTCAGTCGCTCACTTATATAGTATTTCATTTGATTTGTCATGCTTATATCAAACCGATTTAACGACACAAGCAAGCTATTATAAAGCTTTGGAAGAAATGGGAGCTCATTCCCCGAATGATACTCGTAGGGCTTTAGGAAAACCGCCCGTTGAAGGAGGCGACAAAGTGTTTATCTCCTGCAACGTTCAACCAATCGAGGCGGCTAGTCAAAAAGTAGAGCTACCCAAAAACGAAGAAACAAACATATAGTAAAATGATATTTGCAAAATATGGAAATACGAAGTTATACAGAGTTAGGTGCTCCTAAAGTTGGAGATGGAAGAATAATCGAAGGTTATGCGGTTGTATTCGGACAAGAAAGCCGTGTATTGTACGACAGGGAAAAACAACGCGCTTTTGTTGAGGTGATCGAAAAGGGAGCTATAACGGAAGAGTTATTGCGTAGTTGTGATGTTAAAGCTCTGTTAGATCATAATAAACAGAGATTGTTAGCTCGTTCTAATCGTGGTGCGGGAACTTTGTCGCTTGAACTTGACGACTACGGATTAAAATACAGGTTTGAGGCTCCTAGTACTCCCGATGGAGATTTCGCCGTAGAAATGATTAAACGCGGTGATATTTTCGGTTCGTCTTTTGCGTATGCTTTAAATGAAAAGGATAAAACAAAAGTTTCCTATTCAATGAAAGACGGATTGTTGCTTCGTACTGTACACATGATTGATCGGATTTCTGATATATCTCCCGTTGTTGATCCTGCTTTTTATGGTACAGACGTAACGGTGCGGAGTATGGACGATACGATAGCGGAATTGTCCGGCGAGAATAAAGACTATTTAAATGAACTTAATAATTTACGCAAATCAATTTAAAACATGAGAAAAGAATTTGAAACTATTGCTCAATACAAAGAGCAGATGCGCGCTATGTTGGATAAAGCAGAAGCGGAAAAAAGAGCACTCGACGCAAGCGAGAAAGAGCAGTTCGAGCAGTTGAAAACAAAGAAAGAGCTTTTAGAAATGAAGGTAGAACGCCGTGCGCTTGAAGATATTAACGCGGGTTTGGTGTCAGACCGTCGCGTGTTGTTCTCACAGGCTGTTTTTGACGTCGTTAATCATCGCTCTTTGGAAGAATACAACGGAGTAGTATCGGAAGGCGGTATTAAAGTTGTAGAACGTGCGGTGACTGTTACAGATACAACCGATGCGGCTAGCATGGTTCCTGTTACAATCGGTGAAATCATTGAACCGTTAGAAAAAGGCTTGATTATTGATAAACTAGGTATCAAGATGCAAAGCGGGCTTGTAGGTGACCTTGTTTTCCCAACATTGGCGGCTGTTGAAGCAACAATTCAGGGTGAAAACGTTGCGGTTACCGATACCGAATTGAATATCGACAAAATCAAGGCTTCACCCAAACGTGTATCTATTTCTATCCCGGTGTCTAAGCGTGCGATCAACCAAACGAACTACTCTTTGCAGGACGTAGTTTTAAAACAAATTTCGCTTGGTGTTGCCCGTACTTTGAACAAATGGATGTTTTCGGGGGCTGCGTTGTCTGGTGCAAGTAACGGCGTGTTTGTAAAGGCAAAACCAGATGTTGAATATACAAACGCGTTGACATTTGCGGATATTGTTTCGCTTGAATCTACCGTAATGGATGCGGGCGTAGATGTAACCGACGGTACAGCTGCCTATGTTTGCACTCCAAAGGTGTATGGTGCTTTGAAATCCACTCCCAAAGCGGCGGGGGCTGCTGAAATGATCTGCCAAAATGGTATGGTGAACGGTTATCCGGTTCTTGTTACTAACTACATGGACGCCGATTCTATCGGATTCGGTGTATTCTCCAACGCTGCTATCGGTCAGTTCGGCGATATGGATTTAGTTATAGACCCGTATACCGGAGCGAAAAGTAATGTCGTAAACTTTGTGTTGAATACTGATTATGATATTGTTGTAGCTCGCCCGGAAGCCTTTGCCATCGCAAAGAAAAAAGCTTCTGCCTAATCCTATAACCTATCATTCATTAAAGGGCTGGGGCTTCGGCTCTAGCCCTTTCTAATTTATACAATATGGCACAATACGTAACACTCGAAGAACTCAAACAGCATTTAAATATTGATTTCGACACGGACGACGCGTATATAACCGGGCTTATCGAACCCGTTCAACTTCTTATCGAATCGTATCTAAATAATCCGCTAGATACCTACGTTAAGGACGCAAAAATAGATCGGCGTATCTGGCACGCGATCCGCATCCTTATAGCGAATTACTACGCAAACCGTGAATCGGTAATATTTGCCACTCCGCAAGTTATTCCGGGGCACATAGAACTATTACTGCAACCTTTAAAACGATATACGTAATGCAAGCAGGATTATTAAACGAAATGATCGCTTTTTACCGTAGCGAGTCAAAGCGCGATAATCTGGGCGGTACGTCTGAAAGTTGGGTGAAAGTATTCGATAAACGCGCATACATTCGCTTTAAGTCGGGTGCACGTAAAGAAGCGAACGGCGAGATATATAATACGACCGTTAATACGGTAATGATTCGCATCTGTAAAGAGATCAACGCTAAAATGAGGATCGAATACGACGGGCAGAAATACAAGATTCTATCTATCAATCACGACCGGAAGCAACAAGCAACGGTTATAGAAGCGGAGGTAATCAATGAGTAACGACAATTACACCGGGCGCAACTTGTATCGCGTCGAAGTGGATGCAACGCGAGTAAACGAACTACTTAAACGGTTGAACGATAAAGAAGCAAAGAAGGCAATTTCCTCCGCTCTTAGAAAGTCGATTCTTATCATTCGTAAACAGGCACAGGAAAATCTAGTTTCCGCTGTTACTGATGCAGAATTTAGCAGTTCTAAGAATGGCGTATCGTTCAAACCGTTAAAGAACGAAATAAACGTAGCAGTTTATCGCAATGCTTCCGGTGCACGGGTTGACTTGATCGACCGCCGCAAAAAGGGATCACGCGCCTATATGCTGAAATGGTTCGAATCAGGAACAAAAGAACGAGCTACCAAAAAAGGAGCGAATAGGGGTATTATAAATGCTTCCCACTTCTTCTCTAATGCGGTCAAATCGAAGCAGAAAGAAGCAGAGAGCTCACTAGAGAAAAATATAATTGATTCTATAATGAAAGTAGCAAATAAAAAGAAATGAGTTTATCAATAGGCGCACACGTATATAAGAAATTAAGCGACTCTACAGAGTTGGCAAAATTGGTTTCTGATAAAATATATGCGATTTCGACCAAAACGGAAACATCTTTTCCGTTTGTGATCTACAAACGCAACTCCTTAACGCCGGAATATACGAAAGATAGGTACGGCACGGGTGACACTGTTTCGGTTGAGATCGTTGTCGCCAGTGATAACTATTTGAACTCTGTTACAATCGCGGAAGAGGTACGTAAATCACTCGAAAACAAACGAGGAAGTTATGATAACTTCGATGTGATCGATTCTAAACTAATTAGCGCGAATGAGGATTTTATAGAAGATACTTTTATTCAAAGCCTCGTATTCTCATTTAAAACTGAATAATTAACTAAAACACGATAAAATTATGAGTAAAGCAAAATCAGTGTTAGGAAAAGACCTAATGTTATTCATCGACGGTAAAGCCATCGCACTTGCCACATCTTGCAAATTGGGGCTTTCGGCTGAAACAATCGACACGCAAAGTAAAGATTCGGGTATCTGGACGGAGAAGGACATCAAGAAACTTTCTTGGAACGCTTCCAGTGAAAACGTATTTAGCGCGGATGCAGATGCGAATAGCTACGATAAACTATTCGCTTTGTTCTTGGCGCATAAACCTGTTGTTCTGAAATTTGGCGTTGTTGGCAATCCTGACGTAAACGAAATGCCCGCCGCCGGATGGACGCTAGCGGAAGGTGCATATACAGGTAGTGCGGTTATCACTTCACTAGAAGCAAATGCGCCGGATGGAGACAAAGCAACACTATCAATCAGTTTCGAAGGAACCGGACCGCTTGCAAAGGAAGCAGCTAGTAAATAACTTACGGGCGGTGTTTTGCCGCCCTCTAAACGACTTATTCAATGAAAACAATATCACTTAACGGAAAAGATTTCTCTTTGAAATATACGCTTCGTGCGTTCTTTGTGTTCGAATCTATATCCGGCTATCCGTTCCAGTTTGGAAAGATGTTAGACGAGTTTCTTTTGTTTTATTCGTTCCTGCTTGCCTCTAATCAGGAATTGTTCAAAATGGAATTTGAGGAATTTATCGAATTATGTGAAAATGACTTGACTCTATTCGAACAATTCAAAGAGTTTATTTTGGATGAAATCAAACTACGTTCGCAATCGGCAGGAAATGACGTAAAAAAAAAGAAGGTGACAACGCGGAAACGAAAGCCGTAAGTATACGCGAACTTTATTCGCGCGTTGTTGGTGAGGGCGGGATCGCTCCCGATTACTTCCTCGATAAAATGGACTTTATCGAGGTTGAATCGTTTATAGACGGATTGAATCGACGCAATCGGGAAGCGTGGGAACAAACTAGATTGTTAGGTTTCATTATAGCGCAATCTAATAGCACAAAGACGCTAAAGCAAACCGATATACTCCGGTTCCCGTGGGATGAAGAAGAAAAGAAAGATACGAGCGTAACGGACGAAGA